GTAACTTCAATAATAAGATATGGAATGCTTTCCGCTTGGTGAAGGGCTGGACGGTAGACGATACGATCGCTCAGCCGGAGGCTTCCGCTATCGCCGTGAAATGGTTCAAGATGCAGCTGGATAAGACGATTGCCGAGGTAGACGACTCTTTCAGTAAATATCGTCTGAGCGAAGCGATGATGGCTGTCTATAAATTGTTCTGGGATGAGTTCTCCTCATGGTATCTGGAGATGGTAAAACCGGGGTATCAGCAGCCGATCGACAAGGCTACTTATGAGGCTACGTTAGGTTTCTTCGATGCCTTGCTTCGTTTGCTTCATCCTTTCATGCCGTTTATTACCGAGGAATTATGGCAAGCCCTTGAGCCTCGCAAGGAAGGTGAGAGCTTGATGGTTGCCCAAATGCCGGAAATAGCGGTTATAGATAGCGCTTATTTGGATGCTTTCGAGATCGTGAAAGAGATCGTTGGCGGTGTCCGTACCATTCGTTTGCAAAAGAATATACCGAATAAGGACGCGTTGGAATTACAGATCGTGGGTGAGCACAATGAGGCGTTCAACGCCGTAATCGCTAAGATGTGCAATCTCTCTTCCATCTCCAAGGTAGAGGAGAAAGCGGCCGGTGCTGTATCGTTCTTGGTCCGTACGACTGAATATGCCGTACCTTTAGGCAATCTGATCAATGTGGAGGAAGAGTTGGCTAAGCTTCAAGAAGAATTGAAATACCAAAAAGGTTTCTTGGCTTCTGTCATGAAGAAATTAGGCAATGAGAACTTCGTGAGCAAAGCCCCGGCGAAAGTAATCGAGATGGAGAAGAAAAAGCAAGCCGATGCCGAATCGAAGATTAAGTCTATCGAGGAAAGTATCGCTGCCTTGACAAAATAAATAGAACGGCCGTTTCTTTGAAATAAGAGCCTATATCAATCTTTTTTTGGTTGATATAGGCTTTTTGTTGTATAAGTTGAAAATGTGATATTAAACTTGTTTATGTTGATGTCTTGGCATTTAAATTTTTATTAACTTGCCGGGCATTGAATAATGGATAGTCGTGCTAACTTTTCAAGGTATATATGAAGAGATTGTTTTTTATTGGTTGTTGGACGTTGATTCTAACTTTGCTTATTCCGGATAGGGCGAAAGGTGACACGTTTGTCGATAGCTTACGAAGAGAAATCAAGGTTTTGCCGGATAGTAGTAAACTAATACGCTTGAACGAATTACTTTATGCCAATACGCATAACAAAGTATATAAAGTATATGCGGATTTGCTATTAGAAGAGGCACAGAGGCAACGTAACGATTATTACAAAGGAAATGCCTTACTATTCTTGATGCGTTATTACTATATGCAAGATCCGGATAGCTTGCGAATATATTTGAAAATAGCGGAACCCCTTTTCATCGCGACAAACCGGATCGAGGAATTATGTAGGGCGAAAGGATGGAATATCTATTCTTTAGCGAATGAGGGGATGCAGGGATTGGTAATCCGGGAGGTGGATAGCTTGAGGAATCTTGCGACCTGTTTTAATTATCCGGATGGGGTGGATATGGCAAACCAAGCTTTAGCGAATTTCTATTTTAATATAGGATTGGATGAGGAGGGTATTCAATTAAGCCGGGAGATCTTATCTCGCATGGAAGAACGTAATGCCTCTAGGATGCGTTGGTATTACGTGTTACGGCTGTTGCTTACGAAGGATTTGCGATTGGAGTATTTGAATAAATTGGATTCTTGCATACAAGAGTGCGAGAAAGAGGGCATTACTCAATTGGATGCGGAACATACTGTCGCTTTTTTAAAAGATCGCTATCATTATTACTCGGCCCAGTATTACGTGGCGGAAAAAGAGCCTTCCTTGGTTTATCAGCACTTGAGGATGATGGAGGATATCGAAAAGAAGAATAATATGAATGCCGAGCAAATCCTGCCTCAATTCCTTTGGATGAATTATTACGCTTTAGCGGGGAAATATGAGAAGGCCATTGATTTGGCGAACAAATTGGAACTAATGCTCTTGGATAAGAAACGCTTTAATGATTGGGTCTCAGTGGAGGATTTTAAGGCGGATCTCTATTATAAGCTTGGAAGAGGGATGGAAGCGGCTAGGGCTTACAGAGATTCTAAAGAAGTGCACGACTCGATTATGCGGGTAAAATATTACGAGGATTTAGCGAAGTTGAAAACCCAACGAGAGGTGGAAAAACTAGAGATACAAAGTAAGAAACTGGAGCTAGAGGCGGAAAAGTCGCGTGTCCGTATCTTGATGCTTCGAGGAGGATTTGTCTTGGTGTTGTTTCTATGTGCGGGCTTGGGTATAGTCGCCTATGCCCGTCATCGTGCGGGGATACGATTAAAGATCGCAAAAGAGAAAGCGGAGGAGGCGGATCACCTGAAATCTGCGTTCTTGGCAAACATGAATCATGAGATCAGGACGCCATTGAACGCCATCGTCGGATTCTCGCAGGTGATCGCCGATGAGGAAGATGCGGAAACTCGTCATGAACTCTCCAATATTATACAAAGTAATAATGAATTGTTGCAACGCTTGATAGAAGACGTATTGGATATATCGAAAATCGAGTCGAATACGTTGACTTTCGTTTTGGCGAATCATGAAATGAAGGCTTTAATGAAAGATCTCTATAGTATCATTTTATTACGTATGCCCGAAAATGTAGAACTTCGATTGGATGATTGCCAACCTTTTACGCTTTATACCGATCGGAGTAGATTAACGCAAGTCCTCACTAATTTATTGACGAATGCTATCAAGCACACGAAAAAAGGTTATATTTGCTTCGGGTATGACGTGACGGAGCAGGAAATCCGCTTTTATGTGACGGATACAGGCGAGGGAATCCCGGACGACCAATTGGAACGGGTTTTCGATCGTTTTGTCAAGTTGACGCAATGGACCAATGGAGTCGGCTTGGGATTGGCTATCTCCAAGGCTTTGGTCACAAAGCTCGGCGGTCGTATAGAAGTGACTTCCCAGCAAGGGGTAGGCTCTACCTTTAGCGTTATTTTCCCAAGATAAACAGTATACATTATATATAATATTGTAATAGACCATGAAACACTCAAGACGTACATTTTTTAAACAAGGATTGGCGGGTGCCCTTTTATTAGGTACCTCCACGATCGCCCGGGCCGCTTTGCCGGACCCTGTAAAGCCAAAAGCCCCGAAGGCCGTAAACCCGTTCCATCTGGGAATGGCGGGATATACTTTCGTTAATTTTGATTTAGATACGACGTTGAAGACGTTGGAACGATTAGATATCCATTATCTTTGCATCAAGGATTTCCATTTGCCGTTGAATAGTACGGATGAGCAGATTAGGGCTTTTCATGATAAATGCGCTGCCCATAAAGTGACGGGATATGCCGTAGGTCCTATTTATATGAAGAGTGAGGAAGAGATAGATCGTGCGTTTGATTATGCGAAGCGGGTAGGAGTGAAGTTAATCGTCGGTGTCCCGAATTACGAGCTTTTACCCTATGTGGATAAAAAAGTGAAGGAGTATGATTTTCATTACGCTATCCACTTGCACGGTCCTGATATTAAGACGTATCCCGATGCTACGGACGTTTGGGTGCATACGAAGGATTTAGACCCCCGTATCGGTATGTGTCTGGATGTCGGGCATGACTTGCGAAACGGCTGTGATCCTGTCGCCGACTTGAAGAAATACCATACCCGGGTATTCGATATGCACATCAAGGACGTGACGGATTCTTCGAAGGCGGGAGTCGGGATCGAGATCGGTCGTGGAAAGATCGACTTCCCTGCGCTGATCCGTATGATGCGGGAAGTTAATTACACGGGAATGTGTAGCTTGGAATACGAGAAAGACATGAAAGACCCCTTCTTGGGGATCGCGGAGTCTATCGGCTATTTCAAGGCTGTGAGTGATTTGACATAATGTGGGGGCGTAAATCGCCCCCTTTTAAATAGATGAAGATGAGAAGCATTCTTTTTATAGGCATAGCGGGTTTGTTGTCCGCTTGTAGCACGATTAATTATGTAGGTATCGAGACGTATAATCCTGCGGAGGTGACGTTTCCTGAGAATGTCGCCAAGGTACTTATCGTAAACAATGCCGTCCCCCAACCGGAGGATGCGGGTTACGAATACACCTTGCAGGGAGAGAGGCAAGATACTTGCAAAGCGAAAGCGGATAGTGCGCTGTTTGACGCTTGCCGTACTTTAGGGGAGGCTATCGTGGAGGCTTCTTATTTTAACGACGTATTGCTTTACCATGATGCGGTTCGAAAAGATAATCAGGCGTTTCTGGATACGAAACTTACCCAAGGGCAAGTAGCGTCGCTATGCGATGAGACCGGTGCCGATGCGGTTATCTCCATCGACCGCTTGCTGTTCGATATGAAGAAAAGCGTAGGTACCTTGGGCGAAGGGTATGTAATGGGAATGATCGACGTGCAGATGGCTGGCGTGATACGCAGTTACGTTCCCGATCGTGAGGCTCCACTGGCGACGGTACATATGAAAGATAGTATTTATTGGGCGGAAAGTGCGGATTATATGCCGATCTTGGATAAGGTATTGCCCTCTCCGGAGAATGCTTTGCGTGGGGCCGGTAAATATTTCGGGGCGAAGGTCTACGCTAATTTTGTTCCTCATTGGGAGAAGGAGACTCGTTGGTACTTTACCGGAATGGGTTCACGTTGGAAAGAGGCTTCCGCTTATGCGGCTAATGAGAAATGGGATATGGCGGAAGATCGTTGGTCCGGGCTTTACCGGGGTACGGAAAACTGGAAAAGCCGGGCGAAGGCGGCCTCTAATCTGGCCCTATGCCATGAGATGAGAGGAGCTTTAAAAGAAGCCTATGAGTGGGCTCATAAATCATACGATTTATTCAAGCGTAATAATGGTGATAATGATAAGAGTACCAAATTATTGGAACTCTATGTACAGGCGTTGGCCGAACGAATTCGTTCCGATAAGAAACTAAATGTGCAATTTGGTGAGGATTAACGGCGTTATTCGGTGAATTATTATTACTTTTGACGCATATTCGAATAAAGGAGAATTAATATATGAACGCAAATATGGCAAAGGTTCAATCCCTCATCGAGAACGCTTTTACGTCGGCTGTTGAAAAGCTGGCCAAGGATGAGTCCGGTAATTTTATAAGCGACTTATATGTGCAGGCTGATGCGGAAAGCGGGGAACTGCAAATTTATGATGATGAGGAGCATTTGATCGAAAAGATCGTTATCTTCGATTGGGTGAACTCGAACGAGGAGGAGAACGCATTCAATAAGCGGGTTGCCGCTTCGGTGAAGGCGGTTCTTACGATCTTGTCTACCAAGAATATTTTTGACGTCCCCCGATTCATGAAGCCTCTTTCTGTTAGCTTGACCGATGAGGATTTTGTTGTAATAGAGGAACTTCTCTTCATCGATGATGATATGCTTCGTCTGGACGATCCTCTATTAAAAGATTTAGATGCAGATTTAGATGATTTTTTAGCGAATCTTCTTGCAGATGTCAAATAAACCCTGTATCTTTGCGCCCGAAATAAAGAAACAAATGTTGCCGAAATAGCTCAGCTGGTAGAGCAACGCATTCGTAATGCGTAGGTCGCCGGTTCAAGTCCGGCTTTCGGCTCACAAAATTAGGCAGTTATCTTTTTAGGTAACTGCCTAATTTTGTTTGATAAGGCTGCGGTTCTAGCGAGGTTTGGGAGGTAAGGTTAAACTGGGTGTTAAACCGGAAATGCAATGAACGCAACAGCGTTATTATTTGCGTCAAATTTGCGTCACCAAATGCAACAAAACGCCAAAACAAAACGATTTTTATCAATAAAAAAAGCGGCTACTTGTTTTGTAACCGCTTAATTTATTATTGGTGGAGCATATCGGACTTATTATTTGAATTGATTACTAGTTGTTTATATGTCTTTGTTCCCTACATTTTCTCTACAATGAAAATTTATTTCCTACATTTTTTCAAATGAGCAATACGTTTCAAACTAGCAGTACAAATTTCAGTGAAGGTCTGTAAATCATTATCTTCGATTGAGGCTTCGTCTCTTTTAGCATTCATGGTATTATTGTTTAGACATTAAAACCTGTATCAATCTTTCTTTCTCTGTTAGTAAAGCTTTGAGATGCTCTATCTCTTTTTCTTGAGAATCTTGCATTACATTTACATGCCCTTGTTGAACGTTGTTTCCATTACCATTAACAGAACCAATATTGTTGCCTTCTGCAGAAAAAGCTGTTTCACGCTCGAAAAAGACATCCATCGAAACTTTGAAGTAATCCGCCACTCGTTCTAGTGTCTTTACAGTAGGATTACCAAATGCTATCGTTTTATAAGAGTTATAGCTTATACCAAGAGCTTCTTGAAGATCAATTTTTCTTAGTTTTCTTTCGCTTAACATCTTCTCTATTATGCTTCCGTTGTACATATGTGAATTATAATTCGTTAATAAATACAAAATATATAATGTTTAAAGTGAAATATATTGTATTAGGTGAATTGTTTTGTACTTTTGCGATATAAAGTTAACACAAAGTTGATACAAAAACAATACATAAAAATGATGACGAAAGAAGAAAAAATCAAGCTTAAGGAAATGTTACCTCCCAAATGGGTATCGTTGATTGTCAATGGGACTGGTTTATCAGAATCTTATATCCGAAAAGTATTATCTGGGGACAGGTCAAATCTATTGATAGAAGAAGAGGCTCTTAAACTCGCAAAAGAGTATCAAGCAAAAGCTAGTAAGATAGAACAACTAAAAAAGTCGATTTTATGAATGTTCAAAAACTACCAGCAGGCATATGTGACCAAGAAGTTGAAATATTCCGGGATAATGAAGGACGAGTTTTCTTTTTACAAAATGGAAATAAGCTCCCATATTTAATGTTGGACTCAGAATCTCGGGAGTATTTTCAAGCGGATTTAGCTGCAGATAAAACAGCTTTGGCAGTATTGAAAAAAGAATTTGGACTTGTGGAGGCTGAAGAACAAGAAGAAATGTTCGTTGGGTGTCGATATGGAAATTTGGACTATAGGGCGGATTTGATAGAGGGGAAATTGATGCCCGATGCTCCAAGATGCGGATTAATATCGACTTGCCCGGGATTTAATGTTATATGTCGTATACCTCTAGCTCCTCGAGGAGCGTTGACCCGTTCTGAATATAGAATCGTGATTTTGATTAGCTTGGGTAAACAAGCGAAAGAAATATCTGAAATTTTAGGAATTACTGATTCTACAACACGAACACATATCCAGCGTATTCATAATAAGCTTGGTGTAAATAATAATATAGAAGTTGCTTCTTGGGCTCATGAACATAGAATTGTATAACCCACTATATGAGAAATAACTATGTATGCGGAAAAGGATAATCGAGGAAGAACCGTATTGCAAGATTTGGACGATCAAGATGTTGATCTGTTAATTGCTTGCGTTAAGAAGGTGGAAGACCATGATATGAGAGTATTAAATCTATTAAAAGAGTTAGAGGGGGTGAAAAATGGCGAAAAAAACTATTTGGTGTAAAGGTGCGAAGTTAATGGGTTATGTGGAATTTATCGAAAAGATATTTACGGGCCATGGCATATGTCTGGAACGTATAAATATGGATTTTATTGAAATTCGTCTAAAACGACATTATCCGAGAAAACTTCTGAATGAGAAAATTGAAATTTTATTTAATCAGCTAAAGCAGGATGGAAGGATATGAGAAGTTTAAAATGATTGATTGGGGATGGGTACTGATTTACCAGCAAAAAATGGGGATTGACCTGTTCCGATCTTACCGAGACGATGTGTATGCTCTTCTTCTGGGGATGAATCCCGGAGATTCTTTTGACATAGACTCCTATGTAAAGTTCGAGAATATAGAATTATTTATAAAGATAGTATGCTCGTTTATTTCAGAGGGGAATTATAATTATGATTTTACGAAGGATTATAAAAAAGTGAGATGCCATGCCAAAAGTGATATGGACTTCAAAAGAAAAAGAATTTCTACTGGAAAATTGGGAAAAGATGACTCCTGCTCAAATAGCGAAATATCTGAGAAAAACAGAGAATGCGGTAATATGTTATGCTCATCGAAAGCGCTTGAGCCATACTCCGAAAGTCAAAAAGAACCTCCTTAAAGAAGTCTTATGTATGCGGTTTATTCGTCCAGAGCTTTTTAATCCGGACCGTAGATTTTTGAGAGAAGTAGGGATGTCCCAAATACGGTTTTGGAGAGTATATAGGGGCGAAGAGTCGCTTACGCAAAAAGAGTATATGAAATTAGTTCTTGTGTTAGGCATAACGTTAGAACAAGCGTTTGAGGCTCGCCAATTGAAATTGTTTGATGATGATAAAACAGAATGAATACAGAAAATAAACAATCCCCTATTATCGCTTATTACCAGCAACGCTTAAAAGAGGTTGGACTTACGGAGGAAAAGAACCATCGTGAGGTGTTTAATGCTGATGGTAGGCCGCAAACTATTCCGATCTTTTACGGTGTGGAAGATAAGGACTGGCTTGAGATCCCTTATGTGCGACCTGATGGGACAATGGAGTTTTATAGCGAAGGCAAAAAGGTTGATATCCCATATTCCAGAATTCGATATAGGATTCCGAAGGAGTATAAAGATTCTGAAGGAAAAATAAAGAAACAGAGATATAATCAGCCTCCAAAAACAGGAGTAAGATCATATTGTCCACCAGCTATCGTAGAAAAATATAGGAAGCAAGAACAAATACGTACATTAATTGTCGTAGAAGGAGAATTTAAATCAATAGCCGGTAGTATCAATGGACTTGATATTATGGGTATTGGTGGAATGCAAAACTATTGTAATAAAGAAGCCAATGAAATAGAACTGAATCTAAAACAGGTTATTGTCAATTGTAAGGTGCAGAATGTGATTCTATTACTAGATGCGGATTGTTTACGTGTAGAGTATAAAGATAAAAAAGATCTTGCGACACGTCTTCAAAACTTCCATTCTGCGGTTACGAGATTCTCGGAGCTAGTAAGGCCGTTTGATGTCGAGATGTATTTTGCTCATGTACAAACAAAGTATCTTGGCACGGCGAAGGGCCTTGATGATTTACTAGCATTGCCAGGGGTAGATAAACAACGTGTAAATCGGGAACTCGAAAGATTATCTACAGGGGAGAAGATCTATTTTTCTGTCCAACGGATAACGGCAAGTAGCACATCGAAGCTGATGAAGTATTTTCTCTTGGATAATGTAAGTGAATTTTATGAGGCAAATAAAGATGTTTTACAAGATAAGCCTTTTGTTTGGAAGGGGAGTAAATATTATTGGGATGGGAGTAAGGTCGTAAATGCGTGGTATGATGATGCTCGTCAATATCTCCGGGTCGGAATTTCTTTCTATAAAAAAGTTTGGAAGATCAATCCCCATAAAGATCCTTCTCATCAAAAACCCCAATTGATCCTTGAACCTTGGCAGGTTGGCGAGATTAATCGTGATTATTCGAATAGTAAAACGTTCATACAATATATTCCCAAATATGATCAGTTTTGTAATCTTCCGGATAACACAAGGAGATATAAAAGGATTGTAGAGATCGAGCATGAGGGAATCTTGACTCGATGCTATAACATGTATACGGAGTTAAATCATGATATGGAGGCTGGTGAATGGCCTAACATCGAAAAATTCCTATTACATATATTCCAAAGTAAAAACACCTCTGGAGAAACCATGTATGAATTTGGGCTTGACTATATACAACTAACTTATTTTAATCCAACACAACGTTTGCCGATCTTGTGTCCGGTAAGTCGGGAACGTAATACAGGTAAATCAACTTTTTTGAATTTTTTACAGCTTATATTTCAAGAAAATATGTCTATTCTTGACAATGAACGCTTTACCGGGAAATTTACAAGCCACTTTGTTCATAAACTGATCGTGGCACTGGATGAAGGATTCATCCCTATAGAACAGAAGCTAATGAAAGAGCGTATTAAGAATTACTCGACCGGTCGTACAGTATGGCTGGAGGGTAAAGGGAGTAATGCCTCTGAAATATATAATTTTATGCACCTTATCATGTGTTCCAATGACGAAACTAATTTCATGCAAATAGATGAAGGAGAAAATAGGTTTTGTGTATTGAAGGTTCCAACTTTGTCTTTCGATGATCCATCTATATTACAAAAAATGGAAACGGAGATTCCTCACTTCTTATATTTCTTAAAGAAACGTTCCCTTCATTATCCGACTGGGCAAGGACGCTTTAGTTTTAATCCTACTGTATATGAGACTGAGGCTTTGAAAGTCATACAAGAGAGAACACAGAATTTCTTACCTAAGCAAGTGAAAGACTTTTTGAATGAGATGTTCCGGATGACCGGACAGGCCTATCTGGATTATTGTCCAAAAGATATCGTTAGGGGTATTTATGAGTTCAGTAATACGAAGCTTTCTAAGCCTGCTATAATGGAATATCTGAAGTATGACCTAAGAATGCGGCCTGAGCCAAAAGGTCGATATAGCTTATATCGAGAAAGTCTAGATCCAGATAACGTAGCGGGCTACGATGTTATTAGTACGACTGGATATCCATATAGATTTTTCTATAAGGATTTTCTTGACGAAGAAGAACAAAAAGAGCAGGAGTTATTGATGAATGAAGCTGATTCTAATATTCTAGTAGAAACTACTCAAGAACTACCATTTGCTCCTATCGCTTCAAATGAAGACAAACCTTTTTAAAATAGAATAATATGGAAAAAGTAACAGAAAATCAACGAGATGAAGAGAACAAAGTGGTAGAGTGTGTGTATTCATGCTTGGCTGGATCAAGAAATAAAATAACTCACCTAATATTGGATATCCTATACATAAGATTGCTGCTACAAGTAAAAAAGTAACTTTAATTTAAATAATCATGAAACTTACAAAAGAAGAAGATCAAGTTGTTTGCAAGTTCTTAAAGAATATTATAGACGAAAGTGGAGAACAGCTATTTAAGTTAACTCAATTTATGCTACTTCAATGGAGTGAAGAGGCTATTAGAATGAATGCTGCTGAAATAGCCTTAAAACAGACTATAGATTATGAAGGTGATCGATACAATACACGCATGTCTATCCAGTACTCGAAAGTAGGAGAGAAATCGTTGGAAGAACATGCATATGAGGTCGTAGATCGAATGCTATCTGCCGGATCGGAGAACTGTGATCCTCGTGAATATTTAAAAAAGGCGGTTCTTGCTGGATATAATTTACATCATGAGGATTTTGACGATAAGTGAAAAGAGCCAATTGAAATAATTCAAATTTAAGAAATTATGAATATAGAACAAATCATTTTCAATATTCTCAATAAGAGCGCACATACGTGGGTTAGATATTGGAAGCAGAAAGAAATTTCCGGATTAACGATGCCTGGCGAATATGTTGAGATAAGGTGTTCTTTTTTATCAGATATTGAACTTCTTGAAATTTTAGAAGCAGGATTTACAATCAAAACAATATGGGCAAAAAAAATAGATGCAGACGCTTATTGTGATGTCCTGTTAATGCGTAAAATTTAAGTGAAACTAAAAATAAAAAAGTATAAAATGAAGAAGCAATATATCATAGCACGCTATTTCAGAGGTTGGCATGTAGAGACAATGTGTAAACCGACTACAAAAAAGGATGCGGACAAACGGTGTACAAAACTTCAAGAAGATGCCTCTCCTTTAACGGAATATAAAGTTCTCAAGATTGCTACTACACGTAAAAAAACAACTCTAATCTAAAATGTGAGCTATATGAAAAAGTTCAAATGCACAGTCACTCGTACTGATGAATACGAGATAGAGATTGACGAGAATATCATCAATGAGGAATGGATGGAACATTTTCGGTCATACATGTATAATTTCAATAGTCTATCGGAACACGCAGAGCATCTAGCGCTATTTCAAGCCAGATTAGGTAGTGAATACGATTTCATAGAAGGATACGGCTATGTAGAACGAGATGGGGAATTACCGTATAGTCCTGAAGATTTTGACAAAAATGGTAATTGGTTGCCCGAAGCAGAACGAAGACAACCTGCTCTCGGCATAAATATCAACATCATAAGTGAGGATGAAGAATGTGAAGTTGATGTAGAAGAATTAGATAACAACTAAAAAATAACGAATCATGATAACGAAAGAACAAGTCAAAGAAATATTGACAAAAAATCCGGCAGGAATTACAAAAGAAGAGTTGAAATTTGTTTTTGGCATATTCTGCCTGTCAATCAAAGAATATAAAAAATCGGAACATAATCTTTGGTTTGAAGTACATTTCAAACGCATATACATCGCTCAAATTCGATATGGTATAAAAGGTGGGATGTCTTTTAGTAACGAATATGTAAATATGGGAGATGGATGTCATGGGGTAACAATGGGAACAGTGAATAATACGGCTGACCTATTAAAAATATTCATCAATATGTTTTACGACAATTTGTTGAAACAAGCCAACTATGAGCCTTTATATGACGAAGATATATCTCAATTTGAATCCCTTGAACAAGCTCAAGAATATTTGGAATATGTTCAATCGATACTGTAAAATTAATAAACTCTCTGTAATAATCTAAAATAAAAGTGCATGAAAATACATTACTTCTTCAATAGAGAACATGATAAAGGTTTCTACGACCTTGTAATTGAAGCTTGGCTGGAAGAAAAAGAGACATCCATGCAAGGTGTGGAGAGATTAAGTTTTACCAGATTGGAAAAACTAAGAATCTTTCTGTCAAAGGATGATCATTTCCATTGCTATGATTTTAAGCATGAATTTGGGAAAAATAGCTGTATAGGCCATTTTGCCCATACTCGCAAAAAACTAAAGGAAGATATGAATAAATGGAAGCTTAAACCTATTGACCGGCGTAATTATGAAAGATTCCGGAAAGTAGCCGTTGCCCTTTATCGTAAACAATCCTTGATTGATTTCTCTGATTTCAAAGGAAGGCAAACATATGCGATTAGACAGATCATAGGAGATTAACGTAAAACTAAGAACAAAGAAATATGGAAACAAAAGATTTAAAGAAAAGATTTAAGGATTTGACAGTGGTTAAATTGACAATGGATGCAGTCTATTCCCGCCGGGATATTGAAGAGAAAGTAAGAAAACAGTTTGGGAACACAGTTCTCCGGTACGAACATAACGGAAAAAAGGTAAATATAGCATCCAGCGCTACGTATGGCAAGTTTATAGGACAACTGAAGCAAGGAGTCAAAGTTGTTATGACTGGAGCTGAAATTGAAATGAAGCCGGAATATGCGAAAAAGGCTTGGAAAGTCAGAACAGAACCTTCATTTATGTGCGGCGAGTTCGTCGTTTGGTTGGAAGGTTTTAGCGGTGCATATTCTTGTAAAATGCTAAGATTTCCGGAACCGGATGAAGATTTATCATTCTAATTAAGAAGAAGTGAAGCTTATGGATAAAATTATATTGGATGCTTGTTGTGGTTCCCGAATGTTTTGGTTTGATAAAAATAACCCGATAACATTGTTTGTTGATATCCGGAACGAAGAGCATACTCTTTGTGATGGTCGAAATTTAAAAGTCCATCCTGATCTTATTGCTGATTTTACCAATTTGCCTTTTCCTGCTAAGAATTTCAAGCTTGTTGTATTTGATCCACCTCATTTGCTTAAGGCCGGTGAGAATAGTTGGCTCACTAAGAAATACGGCAAATTGTCAGAAGATTGGCCAAGGTTGCTGAATCAGGGTTTCAACGAGTGCTTCCGGGTACTCGATGATTACGGTGTTCTTATTTTTAAATGGAATGAAGAGCAAGTAACTGTTAAAGAGGTTTTAAAAGCTATCGATCGGTTGCCCTTATTTGGACATACAACCGGCCGGAGTGGTAAAACTATGTGGATGTGTTTTATGAAATTACCTAACAACTAAGAAATTTTGAATATGATAACATTGGAATAAGTAAAAGAAAAATTAGAGGATCTCAAGAGTGAAATCCGATGCAGTTTAAAATGTGAGCCGGAAGATCTTGAGATTGTACAACATGAATCTGGGTGTATATCTATAGATTGGAAAGAAAAAAGGGCCTCAATGTTTGCTGATCCATCAGATTTCATGGTATACACTACATAACTAAGGATATATGAGGTTATTACGATACAGAGAGCTTAACCCGTATGAGATACGGGATTTACTTGATGAATATATTGGACTGACAGATTATCAAAAGGAAAAATTGGTAGATACAGGATGGCTTCCATTTCATATTATAAAATATGAGTCGCCTGAACCTGTCAGACCTATATGGAGATTGACTATTCTACTTTATTGGATATTTGTTCTTTTTATGGCTTTATTGGCAATACCTCTAAAATGGCTTTTAACGGGGAATCGGTATTTTTCAGATAGGCACTGGACTTATAAAGTTTATGTTTTCTGGACAAAGAAATTAGGACTTGCGTAAAATAGGAATAAGTGAAGTATGGTAAAGAAAAAGAGTACAGATGATCGTAAACAGTTATTGATTCGGTATCGAATGGATAAAGCGAACAAGGTGAATTTCATTGATCCTTGTTGTGACGAAATGCCGGCAATACTATTTTTTAAGGTGATGGAGGCACTGGCAAGTGTGGAGAAAGCATGGAATGAAGGGATAAACGACAAAATTTAAAAAGTTATGGAACAAGAAAAATTTGATTTATGGTGTATTGTTGAATTATTTGGACATTCACGAATTTCGGGAAAATGTACAGAGCAAAATGTCGCCGGAACTAATATGTTACGTGTTGATGTGCCAAAGACAAGTCGGCAACAAGGTTTTACCCGTTTCCTCTCTGCGGGAGCAATATATGCAATTAATCCAGTAACAGAAGAAGTAGCCAAGCATGTCGCTGAGAATTTACAAATTGATCCGATCAGTGTATGGGAAATATCTCATTTGGTTGATCAGCGTTTAAAGGCTTTAGAGGATGATAGAGAGATAGAGATATGAGAGATAGAGGATTTATATTTTTCGAATATAATAATCGAACGGAATGAAAATGTTAGTAGGGACTGTTCCATTTGTTCCAAATGTTCCGATGAAAACCCCAGAGTTCAAAATCTGGGGTTTTTTGTATCGTTTTGATATTTGTGTTTTGAAATATGTGTTTTTTCAAAAATAACGGGAAATATTTTTTGTAGAAAAAGTCACAAAAGTCACAAAGTGGAGAAGGTTTTTGATTTTCAAATGTTTATATATGTGACATTTTTGTTTTGAAAAGTCACAAAAGGAACATTTGTCACAATTGTTTTTGTGACATTTTTGGATTGTGACTTTTCTTATAAAAATGTCACTATACTAAAAACCTCTTGAATACATGGTTTGTGACATTTGTTCCGTTTGTGATTTTTTTTTCTCAGTTTATTATAGAGCATATATTCGAATTTGATGATTTTCAAAAATGAATATCATTATGTAATTAAAAAGACTTACTTTTTATTCTTTTTGTCAAATTAAAATGCCAATTTACTTTTTTGAATGTATATTAAGTTGTATATTTGTTTGATAATCAGAGATTGAGATATGATAACTACAAAAATTACAATCAAACCGCATCTAGCGGAATATATTATAGGTAAATATAACGCTTGTGAGCTTGGCCCCATTCGTTTTCCTGATCGGGATGATTTGTATCATACGGTTTTCTCTTTGACAGAAAAGAGACCTAATAATTGCCCGGTTGACTCTGGTAATTTGGAACTGGTACTTCCTGAAAGAAGGGAAGGAAAATCACCTCTTACATTTAATTATCTAGGATATCGTTCTGTAAAGATCATTGAAAAAAAAATAGAGACACGCCTATGGGCTGAACTGCATGATTTGATCGATGAAAATAAGCATTTTTATGGTATACAATATATAGAGTCTGTTGCTTATTTCATGAGAAAGTATGCGATAGTATCAATTTCAGAAGATGCTCTACTAAAAAATTATTATAGGTGGCGAGAGATTGTGCGGCAAAAGAAACGGCGTCGTTCATATCAAAAACGTGAACTATAGTTAAAATTGAAATTGTTTTTTATCTACCAAGTGCTTGTTTTTGTCCGATTTTTGGGATGAAAATGTGTGAAAATACTGAAGTGGTTGATTTTAAATTTGTTATAAATGAAAGAGTTTTGTAATCTTATCCGTTTGTGTCTGATATCAGATGTCCAATCATTTACAGACAATGTCATCGTATTAAAATCTGGACATTCGCAAACTGAGTTATATCCCGATGATTTTGCGTTTCAACCTAAATCAGAGATATCTGATGCTGGCCTATTATATAATGTAGAGTTGGAGGTCCCGATAGAAAAGGTGTCGATTTCAACAGCTTCAGTTTATGATACTCCGAGATCCGTGATTCTTCAACTAGAAATATTCCCGGATCATACTCCCATATTTGTAGGTTCCTTGAGATGGCCTGTTTTAGCTCATATTTCTCCTGATATAAATAAGGATATGCTGTATATTAGTGGTAAAGTTCCGAGAATCACGCTATAGAAGTCCTTTACCTTACTCGCTTATCCTTCTTACTTCGTAGGAAAATAAGCAAGTATGAACGATAGGGCATATGTAATCCAACTTCTCACTTCTTCTCAAGCTCGTTTACTCATCATGCGAGATGAGTATATCGCAGCCTTACTTGCCTATTTCCCACTAGGCTCTCAATCGGTTTCTACTTTTTTTGATGATCCGAAAACATATAAGGAATGTGTATCGGAAGACTTTGAGCCAGTAAAGGCAAAATCCTCAGTTCCTCTTACGATTGACTTTACTTCAAATGACATCGATCCCGGGACATTAGCTTATCATCGTATTAAAGGATTGATTACGGCGGAAAGCTATTGGTACTTTTCCAGTAAACAGTTCGAGCAGGATTTACTTTTAGCTGAGGAAAATCCGAATATCACATGCCATTTTCTACATATATCTTCTGGTGGAGGAGAAGCATGGTATCTTGACCGTTTGTCAGAGACCATGCGTTCTCTTTCGAAACCTTTATATTCATTTGTAGAGAAGGTCTGCGGATCGGCAGCTTATTATATTGGTTGCCATGGCTCAATAATGAAAGCCTTAACGCAAAATGACATTGTCGGTTGTATAGGCTCTATGATTAACTTTTGGGATATTGATCCTTATTTCGAATCTCTAGGTTTTAAAAGGATAGAAGAATACGCACATATCTCTGATTTGAAAAATAAGAAATACAATGATTTAAAGGCCGGGAAACCCAAACAATTCATAGAGGAAGAGTTGGACCCTTTAGCGGAGCAGTTTAGGGAAGAGGTGCGTATGGCCCGTCTACCTCTTGCTAATTTGGACTTGGATAACCCAGTACTCCGTGGTGAAACATTCGATGCTATGCGTTCTATAGATGTGGGATTGATAGATGGTATTCAAACATTAAATGAAGCATTAATGGAAGCCCAAACATTGGGACGCAAGTGGGAGGATGAGCGTAGACAACTAAGAAATAAAGTTTTTTCATTAATTTAATATATATAGTATGTTCAAAGATTTAAAAGAAAAACTATCAATGATCTTAGCGGCTCTTGGCTTTACAGACAAGGCTAAATCGAAGACACTTACGAATGAGGATTGGGTAGCCATTGAAGCCTCCTTTAAAGAAAAATATGGAACCTCCCTTTCCGATGCGATGCAAGAGGCACAGACAGCCGATAGATTGGCGGCTGAAAGAAATGCCGCTCTTGAAATAATCAATGCAAATGAAGCGCAAAATCAAGGTGACAATGTCTCGGTAAACGGAAACGGTCAAGAGGATAACTTAAATAGTCAGCCTCAATCTCTTGTTGATAGTGTTCAAGCACTAGTTACCACTCTGAATACAACCAACAAAGAAAACTCCAAGCTTCGTCAGGATATTACGAATATGGCTGCTAAAGCAATGGAGGACAAATCTGAAGTAGTAATCAAAAAACAACTAACAGTGTTTGGACCGGGTACGACCGCAACACATCTTTTTGGCATTGAACATCCATTGTTTGATATGAAGAAACGATGGAATATCATAGCTAATAATCCGGCTTATGCGACATTACATACCGCTGATGACGATACGGATGGCGTATCTTTCCGAAATGAGGTGCGTAACTATGGCAAATCGTTGGCCGCTCGTTATGCATTCTTAAAGAATAATAATCTGTTAAACCCGGAAAAACTGACATCTGGATTTACAAATGACTTTTCAGAATTGGCTGATGCTGGTTTAGGAGATCAGTATGTGGTTCTTCGTCAAGATGCCTTGATTGCACGTATTATTACGTTAGAGAATATTTATGATCTCTATCCTCGACGCTATGGAGTACAGGATAGAGAGTTAATGACAAATGCTTTCTTTACAGAGATATCTCAAGCTTATCAAGAAGGTGAAGTTTGGAAAGGTAGCATGGAGTTGCAGCCTGAGATGGGATATGTGGATGATGCGATGGCTAAAGTTCAGTTTGGTCCCCTTAAGGATTTGGAGCGAAAATATATCGGTTACCTAAATACTGATGGCTCAGATCCTATTAAATGGGGTATGATTGAGTGGCAGTTATTGAATATTTATAAACAGATGGTCAGTGAACAAAACCGCCGTCGTATCCGTGGCTGTTATGTAAAGCCCGAGAAAGGGGTTCCGGGAAGTTATTTAAATTCTTCTACCGGCTTGATCTATACGTTAGTCCGCTATATGCATGAGAATTCCTTGCTTCCTCATTCTGATGATGCTTATAATGATTACAGTGCGACTACGTTTTTAGACGCTGTGCTTGAATTTGTGAGTGATGTAAAGTCTACCCTTGACGAGGATATTGATTTGGAGGGATTTGCTATTTATTTAAATAAGAATCATCGTGATTGGTGGCTTGCGAATTGTCGGACAAAGTATGGTAAGGATATCGATTTTACAGGTCCTCAAAGTTATGCGAATGTCGTTCCTGATAAAGGCATTCCTATTAAATGGGTTCCTAATATGGGGCAAAGCAAGCTTATCCACATGCAGGAGCCGGGCAATTTGCAGTGTCTTGAATTCGTTCCCGGAGAAATGTTGGCTTTTAAATTGCAAGAATTTATGGAAATGGTCATGGCATGGGCTACTTGGAAAGAAGGTTTTACCGCAAGCTTTATCGGTCGCCATTTCTCTTCCTTGGACGCACTTTCTACCAATAACTACAGTTTACAACGTGTATTCTGTAATAAGCCGGCCACGATACTGGAAGCGGATACAACAACAGTCTCCACAAGTAATCAGTTCTGGTTCTTGACGCCGGCTAATACAGCCGCGAAAGTATTGACCGATATCATCGGAGCGAAAAAAGGTGTTGTCTATTTGATTGAGTGTGGATCTATAGATAATGCTACGACTATAGCAAAGTCTGGAAAGTTTGCTGATATAACAAAGGCCTATACTCCGACAAAAATAGGCGACTACATTATGGTTGTCTTAAATAATGCTGGCAACTTTATCGAGTTGGAACGGCAGGAGGGAGGCGTGCGTACCATTAATAAGGAATTACAACCTAATATTCCGGGAGCTCGTTAGTTTTTGTCCATTTTTCAATTAAGGGCCGGGACTAATCCCGGCTCTGTATTACAAATTATCAAAATTTATAGTTATGCAGAAAAAACAAGTTCTTTCCTATATTTCCGCTCAAAAGCGGGCGTTCAAGGCACGACGTGCTTTGCAGATTAAATTTTTTCTTTGTCTTATGTTGTTGTTTGCTTCGGTAGCGACAGTGGCGGCAATGACTTCTCCGGAAGACACGAGAGTCTCAACAGAGGTGATTATGGGGGCAACCATGGCTAGTATGATGGCGATTGGAAATATAGATGATGTCGCCGATAAAGAGGTCGCTGGTGAATCGATCGCTTATAAAGTTTGGCTAATTGAGACTAAGCAGTTGGATTCTGCCCGTCAATTTCCACTCCCAAACGCAAGCCGGGAGGTTTCGTCCCTCCCTTTGCTCGGCGGAGAGTATATGCATTACTTCGAGGCCCACGATATCCCGACATACACCAGTTCCGGGGAAAAAGGCGATCTTACAATTTCGAGTACGAACACCTTTACTATAATCATGGGAGGAGTGCGAGATCAACTCCTTAATTTCATTGAGGAGAAAGCCGGATGCAAGTTCATTGTTATCTTTCAAGAATGTGAATCTAATAATCGTTTTATATTGGGTAATCCTTGTAAACCGATGGTATTGAAATCTTTTAATTTAAAGAATGATAAGGAGAATAGATCAGTGACCTTTACGTTTGAGAACAAATCGATCAAGCAATATCATAAATATGTAGGTGATTTACTTTATAAAGCTCCGGTCTCGCTTGCCGCAGGAGCTACAGACTTGAAACTTGTTACCGCTACCAATACTTATAATATTCCGGAGGGGGCGTCAGCTACTTATGCGATCTCTACAGTTTCTGGACTGACAGCTACGGATAAAGGAAGGGTCATTACTTTAAATGGATTAGGTAGTTCAAATGCGGCAACAATAGCGGATAATACCTCTTTTATTATGGAAGATGGTGCTACTTGGACTGCCAAGGCCGGTTCTCAAATATCGTTTAGAGTGCTTGATCCAACAACATTAGTCGAGATTCAAGGTTCAAGAATACAAACCGCATAGATCTTCGGTTATGGCATACAGTATAAAAGAAAAAATGAAGCTCCTCCGGGAGCTTCATAATCCAGAATATGCGGAAGTAGATCTGCATTTCCTTCAGAATATGTGTCCGCAAAATGATTTGTTTCGATCTCCAATAGTAAATGCGGCACGCCATTCGGAAAAGATTCTGTATACTCTATTGGAGTATACGACTTCAGAGAAGATTCGCTTGAATCGTCGTCGTGTTGAAAATGAAAAACTTACAATTTTAGAATCTTATGAAAATGAGGGAAATACAAAAACGGATAAAGAAGCTAGAGCAGAATCAAGCATTAATATACAATGCGAAGGAAGAGCTTCAGATAATGCCGAAAAAGAAAATCTTGAAGGGGACTCCAGTAAAACAGATGTAACAGACGTAGAAAAAAAAAACGAACTTACGGTGACTCAGTAAAAATCCAGAAAGAAGAGGAATATCCGCAAATCGACTGGAAAAACATCTTTGACAAAGATGTCCAAATTGCGACATTAATCTATAATGATCGTATTAATACGTGGCGTGAGATGAAGGTTCTAGATGCTGAACTCGACGAGAACCCTACCGAGAGCAAGGTAGCGAAGATGGCCGAGTTACGAATCCGGAACCTTCAATGTTTTGAGGAACTTCGATCTTTTAGCGATAGTGGCAAATGGAGAAACAAACATCCTCTACTAGTTCATTACTCCGAACGTTTCCAGTTAGAAGAGCTTCGTCGTAAAGATCCTGCGGCTTTTTTGATGAAATATGCTAATTGTCAACAGAATATAAAGAGATATAGATCATATCTCAATAATGACTCTCGAACAAGTCAACGTGATAACGATAGAAAGAACTTGGCTAAGCACCAAGCGCGTGAAGTAATTTTTGAAACGATATTGAAAGATGAAAGAAATAACAATTTATAATTTAGGAAATTTACCTACAGCTTCTTTAGATTCATTTTACGAATTGCAAGAAGATTTTAAGATACCGGATCCTGATAAGTTAGCTAAGCTGCAGATGTTGATTATCACCCGTGGGTTTAAGTATGCCTTTAAAGCATGGAAGGATACGGATGGTAAATTATGGATCATTGATGCGCACCAACGCAGGAAAGCTCTATTGGCTTTGCGGAAATCTGGTTTTCTAATTCCAGATATTCCTTATGAACCTATTTATGCGGAAGATAAAAAAGAAGCGGTCGAGGAAATTGCGGCTTATAACTCTGAGTTCGCTAAAAAAAATCCAGATACATTATTGTTCAAGAAGTATAACATCGACTCTGATACGATGGAACGTTTTAATTTACCTTTCGAAGCGAAATCTTTGGATATAGGTCTGCCTAAACACAATCTATTTGGAGGTGAAGATTTAGAAGATATAAAAGAGGACGAGGAGGAACTCCGGATTCCTGCGGAAAATGAATATATAACTAGACCGGGTGACATATGGCTATTAGGTAATCACCGCTTAATGTGTGGTGATTGTCGAGAAATAAAATCTGTCATGGAATTAATGAATGGGGAAATGGCGGATATATGCGTGACAGATCCACCATATAACGTCTCCTACCAAGGTGATACCCCTGATCAGCTGACAATCGATAATGATTCGATGGAAAATGATATGTTCTTGGTTTTTTTAAGACAGGTTTTTAGCTATATGTTCAAGATCATGAAGCCGGGAGCTGCGATATATGTGTTCCATGCGGATAGTGAAGGTGGTAATTTCCGAGTAGCATTTAAACAAGCCGGTTTTAAATTTGCTCAATGCTGTATATGGGAAAAAAACTCAATATGTCTGGGACGTCAAGATTATCAGTGGCAACATGAACCTGTTTTATATGGGTGGAAGCCCGGGGCATCACATTCTTGGTTTTCGGATCGGAAACAAACAACTATATGGAAGTTTGACAAGCCTCAAAGAAATGCGCTTCATCCCACCATGAAACCTATAGCTTTAATGGCTTATCCTATTCGAAATAGTTCTCGTCCAAGATCGATTGTGATTGATTTCTTTTCCGGATCCGGATCAACTATCATGGCATGCCAGCAAGTGGATCGCATCTGTTATGCTATGGAAATAGATCCGAGGTATGCGGATGCGACCGTTTATCGATTTAAGGCTTTATTTAGGAACCAACCGATTCAACTCGTGCGTCAAGGAGAGACTCTCTCAGTGGATGCTACCGCAAGATTATTAAGCAATGGAAGACTATAGTGCTCAGATAAGATCGTTCGGTGCGCTTGGATATAGTCCGGAGCGCATAGCCTCTTTACTAAATCTGACAGGAAAAGAACGGGTGGAACTAGCGATCCGTCTGACAATTCCAGACGATCCGTTTTTTCTGGCTTATCAAAATGGACTGGCGATCGGGGCATGGAATATCGATGCGGAGTTAGCAAAGCAAGCAGAGAAGGGGGATATCGATTCTATTTCTGCTCTGGCGGAGCGTTCAAAAGAAAGAAAAATAAAGGATTTGAAGAAACACTTGTTTGGTATATGAATTACCTAGAGACTATAGAGAAGCTCCATCCTGATATCGTCCATCATTTCTTGCAAACGGGGGAATGTAAGGGTATTCCGGTAGAAGTACAACTATTTCTAAAACAGATACAATGGGCGGCAGAGATCTATGAATATGAACGAAATATCACTCGGGCCGCTCGTTTACTTCGCTCCCGCATTATGGCTTTACAGGAAAAGGATGTTGATATCAGAACCTGTAAGGCCCGGTTTTATTCTGCGATATCTTACTTCAATGTAGACAATAATGTAGCTACGAAGGTCTGGGAAACAGACTATGCCAATAAATATGAGGACCTTGCGAAATTGGCGATTTCAGCGGATGAGTATAAAACAGCCAAATCCTGCCTTGATGCTGCCCATGAATGTCGTCTGCGTGCTTCGGAGGCTGCGGATAAAGAAAATGCTTGGGCTCCGGTATTTTTAATATCTAATGAGGTTACGGCGGAATTGATAGGTTTTAATAAACGTAGCTTGAAAGTGATCGCTAAGAAAAATAACGATGGTTTCTATATAAATCTGATAGATAATTTACCGGTGGAAAAAGAGGAGAAACATCGACTTTTACGTGATGCTGATATTGTGGATGCTGAAATTATAGAGGAGATCCCTGACCATGGAGAATAATGTTATCCAATCAAATCGTTTTGAGGATTACTATATGAACCTGATGCAAATTCGGGCGAATGTGGTGGATGCTAATACTCAAATAGTAGAAGTGGCACGTGCTGGCGGTAAGACCGAGGGTGTATTTGGCCCTCGTATTATTAAGGTTGCGAATGATATGCCCGGGGAGCTGGCTTTTTTGGTACATAAGACTTATACTGCGTTATTTACTAATATTTGGCCGAATATTCAAGCCTATTTTAGCCGGCCAATCATGAATGGAAAACGGACGATGTTGGAATATGGAGTCGATTATATTGTCGGAGAAAGTAAGATCCCCGGTCATTTTCGGCAGCCTCGCTATCCGATAGCTTTTCCAAAACATAGCATTCTATTTCGAAATGGTTTTCATTTACAACTAGTCTCCAGTGATCAGCCGGAGTCAGTGGCTGGGCGTTCGGGTACGCATGCCTTTATAGAGGAAATGAAGCACCAGAAAGGGGAGAAACTGAAGAGCCGTTTGTTTCCGTCTCTGCGTGGCTCTAGTGCAGAAATACGTGCCAGTCAATATTATCAAGGAATTACTGGAGTATCGGATACGGCTCGGGTTGATTTGGGGGAAGACAATTGGTTTGAAGAATATGAGCATAATGTAAATCAAGATTTGATAGAGGAAATAGTAACAGTTTCCTTACATTTGAATAAAGCTTTGTATGAGATGTACAAAGCGGATGTTTTATCTCGGGAGGAAAAAAATCCGGTCTTATTGGAAAAGATCCGGCTTGAAATAGAGAAGCAAAAGCGTACTATTGCCCTCTGGAAACCCCGATTGGCTGATATGCGCCGTTATGCGACTTACTATATTCGAGCCAGTTCTTTTGTGAATAAAGACATTCTTGGTCCAAAATTTTTTAAGACCCAATGGGAAAGCCTTGATATAGACGAGTTTTTAACTGCTATTTGCGCTATCCGGAAAAGAGCGGTCGTAGATAGGTTTTTCGCAAATTATGTCCCGAAGAAACACCAGTTTACGGATAGCTATAAGTATGCGAGTATTATGAGGCTGGACCTGAAGGAACACTTTCGGCTTACTGCTTTTTACTTGAAATATTATGACTCACGTGAGGAACTGCTGTTGGGATATGATCCAGGTCATTTTTCCAGTATCGTAGTTGCGCAAGAGCGTAAACAGGGAACAGAACTTCGTGTTTTAAAAGAATTTACTTGTTATTATCCGCAACAACAGCCAGAGTTGGCTTCTGCCATTCATGAATTCTTTGGCTCTGATGTGAAAAATAAGCGTATTCGTCTGTATTATGATCGTGCAGGCAATAAAAAGAAAGAGGACTTTGAGGCTATAACAACGGATGCCCGTATCCTGAAAAGAGAATTAGAAAGTTTTGGTTTTTCTGTGGAACTTATGAATGAGGGCCAGAGTACGATATATTATTGGCAACAATTCAAATTGTTATTGCTTGTTTTTGGAGAACAATCAAATGCTTTTCCACGTGTGCAGGTCGATGAGAACGAATGTCCGAACCTATGTAGTTCTATTATGTTATCACCGAGAAAGAAAACGGATGGACGCATTGAGCTGGATAAAACAAGTGAGAAAAAAGTCCCATTAAAATATCAGGCTGGATTAACTACACAGCTTCCTTCCGCTTTAATTTATTTACTTTATGGGCTTTATTCTGAACGTATGCCAAATGAATATACGTCGATCCCCGATGATTTACCGGATAATTCTATAGGATAAGACAATGGTTTGATATGAAAAACATTACCTTATAGTATGATAATGGTATGCTTTGACATTGAGAATGTATTTATTTGCTTGTTATTCAGTGATTATTTTAATCTCATATGAAATCTCGGTCTCACCGGATGCTCGCCGTGTGACGCCCCGCTGAGTAATCGACTTGAGTTGCATTCAGTCTTGGAACCCGGGAAATATGACAAAGGCCCGCCATGTCCTTTACCTCTCGTTCTAACCTTTGTAGATTTGGACATGGATACAATACAAGGACCGCATGCGTTGCAATGGGCGAAGGAACTCTCGAAGTTACCGGATGGATGCTTTACCATCGTCTTTTACCCCTATTCTAAGGTAAGGGGGAAGGCGTCGGCTAAGCTTGTTACCAAGGTTGGCTGTAAGTACCGGGCACAGTTACCTCAAGAGCGCTTCCAAGTCGATAGCGAGAACCTGTTCCTTTTTACGGATGCGGACGGGAAGCCAAAGTCATGTTACAGGATATTGATCCGGTATATGGGCTTTTCTCAGGATGGTTTTAAACTTCATAAAGTAGATTGGCTATGAGTCAGATGGATGTGTGGGGAAACTTAGGTTGTTACCTAGATGAAGATAATGTCATTACTTTCCAAGTCGGAACGGATCCCGGTAGGGGATTGGTGCGAGATATGGATTCGGATACACTCCCTGTATCTGGGTATAATCGGAATATTGCCTTTCGTTGGCTAAATGTGGATGGTTATAACATATATTCTAGGGGAGGCGATAACCGTAAGTGCGAACGCCTTGAGGTTGAGATTAAGAATAATCGATTGCTTCCAAGCTTGATCGGTAAACAGATTAAGATGCTTTATGGAAAAGGTCCACGCATATATAAAGATCGGCTTGAGAATAATAAAGTTATCCGGGAATGGGTTGAGATACCAAAGGTAAAGAATTGGTTGGATGATTGGCAAAAAAATGGTATGGAGATGTCTTATACGGATTTTGGACTTGCTCTTATCAAGCGATATTATTTTTTCCGAGACTTCTTCGTTAAATGGCGTATGTCGCATGGTAAATCGATAGGGAAAATACCTGTAGCGGGTTTAGAATTGGTTGAGAATAAATACTGTCGACTTGCTACCCTAAAACAAGATGTTGCGGAAGATATTGTCCTGTATAACGATATGCGCTTTGTAGTGGTAGGGAATTGGAATTATGGGGCGGCAAAATTCAAGGTTTATCCTTTGTTCCGGATTAGTGAGATTGATAATTATAAGTATGCGGCGGTTTCTCACCATAGAGAAAGTACGGTAGGTAATCTTTATGGTGAGAACGAAACTCATGAGGGGGTTAAGACGCATATCAAGACATCGAACGAATTACCTGAATTTATTGATTCTTTCTTGAATAACAGTCTGGCAGCGAAAATACATGTTATAATACCTTATGCGTGGGTCGAGGCTAAACGCAAACAGATCAAGGCCCTTTGCGATGAGAATAAGAATCGTAAAAAGGAAAATATTCCTTTATTACAATATAATCATATTGATATAGGTACGGAGTATCGCGAATCGTTGATCGTCCAATATACTCAGGAAGAGCTACGTCGTTTTTCCAAATATTTGTCTGGGAAGAAAAATCAAGGGAAAGCGTTTTCTTCTTATTCATTTAAAACCGGTCAAGGAGAAGAAGAACGCTGGAAGATTGAGGTGATTGACTTGAAGTACAAGGAATATATATCCTCTTTGATCGAGTATGACAAACGTGTAGATGAAGTCTTGTTAGGAGCTGTAGGAATGGACTCTTCAATTTCTAGTGTAAGTAAAGATGGTGTAATATCAAAATCAGGAGCTGATGTTTATTACAACTATCTACTTTATTTGCAGACGCTCACTCCTGATGATGAAAAATGTAGTGAGCCGTTTAATCAAGTGTTACAGGTCAATTTCCCGGAACTATATAGACAAGGATATCGTTTTGGTTTTTATCGGGAAGTTCCGGCTCGGCAAGAAGAAGTTTCACCCAATGATCGATTAAATAAACAACAGCCATGAACAACGTGCTTATAGGATTATTCGATGGTATCGCTGATTTTAGGGAAGTGGTACCTTTTGTAGGTAGTGATATAGAACTGGATGAGTTAAATCCATCCGCCATTGGAGCGAGGAAGCAAATACAGGGTATAATTACTCCAGATCTTTGGAATCGTATTCTTGACAATAAGGATTCTGAAGCCTATTTATTTGTGAGAATCGCTTATGGTAATTTAACTATGCATAAGGCTATTATCTTCACGACAATCGCCAAAAGGATGTCAGGAGGGGCTGATGTATATAAATATGAGTTAGATACTATGCGGAGACAATATGTGGAGAATTATTATAATGCGATGGATTCTCTTATTAATGAGTTGTCTTCAAATAGTTCGTATAAGGAGGCTTGGCAAAAGACAACGGACTATCAATATTTGGATAGCTTACGTATTAAGACTACGGCTGAATTTAATAGTCTGTATGGTATAGACATGTCTTATCTTTTTTTCTTTCGGACTATCGCCATTCAACGTGAGGTACTTGATGATACAATTGGAGGGTACTTTGTAACTATACAAGGACGGGAGGAGGATTTTGAAATGAAACTGAAACGAGCATTAGCAATGTTAGTTTTATCTATCGCTCTTTATCGTTTTGATATTATTGAATTGCCGGCAACGATTCGGAACTTGTTTGACGAAGCAAAAGGTTTTCGTCATGGTTCTTCCGAGAAAGCTTCTTTAAATGACTTATCTGTTTCTTTACAAAGTCAAGCGATGGGCATGATCAAGGCGATAGATTTGGCTCTAAGTGATCCAGAATCTGGGAATGTTGACTCTATGACCTCCTTTAATCGGGATAGCGATAAAATATACTTGATGCCATGAATGCTCCAGTAATTATTTTTGAAACGACATTAGGGGAATATAGTATCCCAAACTCGTGGGAACGGCTTTCTCCAATGTTATATCTAGAATTATGCCGGTTACTTCATAAATATGCTATCGGTGAAATCTCATATAGGGAACTTCATCTATATTATGTTTGTTTAGCCCTGGATTTGGAACCTCAAAAGATAAAAGGGATCACGGCTCGTGAGAATTTGTATCTTCTATCTGCGCAAATCGACTTTATATTTAAAGATATGAATGTCATAAATAACTGCTTTCTCGCTCAATTAGTTCCGACCTTGATCGTAGGGAACCGGCTGTTTTCATCATATACGATACATACAGACTTTGAGACATTGACCTGTTCTCTTACGGCTATACAGTTTATTGATGCTTATGGCTTACTTGGTTGTTCTGTAGAAAAGCTTCCTCTACTAGTCGCTATTCTTTATTATCCAGAAAAGTACACCTCAGAGGGAGCGCATATGTTATCACAAACATTTGTTGACGTGGATCCAGTTATACTTCAAGCTATTACGCTAAACTTTCAGGCCTTCTCTAATTATTTGTTTACTCGCACACGATTCAACATATTATATCTCAAAAAATCGAAGGATCATAAACCGTCTATATCAATAGGAATGGCTGAAAGTTTATATAATCTGTCAGCTGATGGTTTGGGGGACGTTGATGTGATCGAGCAGATGCCGGTCATTAAGTATTTGACTATTCTCAGAAAAAAACTGATAGAGAGTGTTACGGCTATGAATGAGGTAGGTTTGGATCTGGTAGAAATTTCTGATAAAACCGGTTTGTCCATCAAAATGATAAAAATGATCTTATGAATACGTCTTTATTAATAGAATTATTTCTTTACTATGCTCAGTTCCCAGAGAGAGAGGCTATCGTACCTTTATTTAATAAAGGAAAAAGCTACATTCCGGGATATGGGGAGCTGCTCAAAGAAGCTCTTGATTTACGGGATGATAAGATTATCCCGGAGATCAAGAATTATGTATTTGGGCCAAATTTCGATGCCGTATCTGCCCGAGTCAATAACTTGATTGGTCATTACCTTTTCGTGGATTATGGCGAAATTGAGTGTGATACGGATGGAAGTAATCGTTTCGTTGACTATACTCGTCTGGCGATAACGGTAGCTTACAGATTAAAGGATTTCTCCGGAGATTTGATGGAACAGCTGATCGTTTCTGATAGATGTCTTTCTTGTCTGGTGTCGATACGTAATCAGATGATTCGAGAACAACGGGAACGCTATTGGCTGAAAGATATCTCTAATAACCATACATTAACTCCATTCATCGCACGTGAACTTTCAAGTATAGGGTGGACACTGCTCTTTAATCGTAATGGCTATGATACTTTTAATGCGAAAGGAAGAAAGTGAGTGTCCTTTAATTTTTATGCTTTAAGAGACAATTTTGTACTGATAATAATATTGGGACGTTCATGGACTGGACAACAATCGTGATATCTTTTTTTTCGTTGATTGGGGGTGGGGGGATCGCTACTATTGTATTGCTTCCCCAAAAACGTCGTTCAGCGGAACTGGAAAATGAAGCGAAAGTTAGTGAGCAGTGGCGCGAACTTTTCTTGCAGAGTAAGGAGGAGCAAACCCGTAAAAGTGACTTGATAGACAAGCTGTATGATGATCTTAAATCTTCAAGAGATGAGAACAATCGGCTTACAACGAATGTCGCTGTTTTACGACTTTGGAAATGTGAAAAGCTGGAGTGTTCAGGACGTAAACCACCAATAAGTGTAGATCCATTTAAGAAATTAGAGGAGGAACAAAAATGAGAACTGAAAAATTACCTCGTGGACTCCGGAATAATAACCCGGGCAATATTCGTAACAACGATAATATTGATTGGCAGGGTGAGATTGCCATACATGAGAAAAGGGATTTTGTTTTTGAGGAGTTTAAGGATAGGGTTTCTGGCTATCGAGCTTTATTGAAGTTACTTCGTAATTATAATAAACTTCATGGTTGTCGGACTATTCCGGACTATGTACGGCGGTGGGCTCCGGAACACGAGAACAATACTTCAGGATATATTTCCCGTGTTTGTCAAGAGATGGGGATTCCTACTACTTTCGTTCCGGATCCTGATGATAAATCGATCATGTGTGCGATGGCCGCAGCTATTAGTGAAGTCGAGAATGGAGTTCCCGCTATACTCTCTGAAGTCGAAGCCGGATGGGATGCGTTGTGAGTCGAGCGATATTATGTTTGTGTACTACCTTTTGCTTGGTAGTTTGTGGATGTAAGACAAAGCAAAAGACGGAGACGAATACTGATATAAAGAAAGAATATCGTTCAGCGTATATGTCCTCAAGACTCTCCGGGCTTGTTTATAATGATTCCATAAAAGAAAATCTACGGAGTGAATTATCCGGACAGATAACATTCTGGTCTCGTCCAGATAGCATTGGGGTACAGTATAAAGTAGCTGATATGATTTTTGAGGTTGAAAATAATAGTCGAGTTGAAGGTGGTAGCTGTTTACAGAAATCAGATTCGTCAGCTATTGATTTAAGTGTTCAAGATGATTTAATAGATAGGTCGGAAACGGTCAGTTTGAATTTAACGGATAGTAAGTTATTTGATGCAGGCTTACTATCATTGATTATAGGAATTGGTATTAGTCTTTTAATAGGTTGCTTTTTCATAAAAGGTAGAAAATAAGGTGTTTTTCATGGTATTAGAATTAAGTTAGTTTGAACCATCTTGCTCGTGAGAACAGGATGGTTTTTAAGAAGATAAACTAAGCTAAAATCTTAATAATAAGCAGGTTAATACTTGCGTGTGCCTAACTATAGTGTTACCTTAGATGTATAATAAAGTAAAGGAAATCAATAAGTTATGGAACAGCGAATAGCAAATATCTTAGCGCAGACAACAACAAAGACTTTAAAAATTCAACAGCTTCTTATGCTTGGTCTTACTCGCCGACAGGTAGCGGATCTAGTAACTAACGGAAACTACGGTTTCGTCCAAAATGTTTATGCTAAAATGAACTTGGCAAACCCTTCAGTGCAAATATTAGAAATGCAAAGTTTGGATTATTCTTTTACACGTCGCTTTGGCGTGGAAATAGAGGCCTACAATTGCCAGATGGAGATCTTGGCAGAAGCTTTACGAGAAGAGGGTATACAGGTAACGATTGAAGGCTATAACCATTATACCCGTAACCACTGGAAACTGGTAACAGATTCAAGTCTTTCTGGTAGCAACACATTTGAGCTTGTAAGCCCGGTTTTGGAAGGTCAGACTGGATTGAACGAGTTAAAAAAAGTGTGCTGGATCCTTGATGCTTGTGAGGTAAAAGTAAATGCTTCTTGCGGTTTACATATCCATTTTGATGCGGCGAACTTTGACCTCCAGACTTGGAAGAATTTAGCGATTTCTTATAAGCATATCGAATCTGTAATAGATAAATTTATGCCAGAAAGTCGCCGACAAAACACATATTGCCGTAGCCTTCGGAATATTATGGAACAAAAGATAAATAGCGCACAAAATATAAATGAACTTCAGAGAGTAGCTTTTGGGAATACGAGATATTTCAAATTAAACCCGCAAAGTTATTCCCGCCACAAAACGATAGAGTTTAGACAACACGCCGGATCGATAAATTACGATAAAATAAGCCAGTGGATTTTATTTTTGAACGGTTTAGTTATCTTTGCTCAGTATCAACCTATTTCAACAGGAACAGCGTTGAATGATTTGCCTTTTCTGAATGATGAGCAAAAAAGTTTCTTTAGATTACGAACAAAAAAATTGAATAGATGATGGAGAGTAAGAAATTCTTATTGCAGGATGGTGGTGAAATAACTGCCTCCTGTGCTTCAGACTTTGTAATGAAATTACGTGAAGGTAGCCGCTTCGATTCGGAATGTACAGATACCGAATATATGACGAGTTTTGCGGATCGCTTCCTGCAGATGTCGGGCTTTGTTATCCGAGCAGATTCCCCAGAGCACTTCTTGGAGGATTTGATAAAATATGATTATGCGAAACAGGGCTAATAATATGTAATGGTTGATTCCTATTAAGAAAATGTTTTTATAGGAAGTGAACATCTTTTTTATGAATCCAGCTTGAGCTAAAATATGGGAAAACCTATTACTACTGCAAAAAAATAGAAAATAATCTTTGGATTATTTGCATAATAAGCTAAAGATTATTATATTTGTGATGTCAAACAAAACGAGTATTAACGATAAATTTTAAGCCTATGACAAAAGAGGAGCGAGAGGAACTCGTTCAACAAAAGGAAAACCTAAAATTACTATTTGAGTTCCATACAGGGAACCGGGTAATAAAGGAAGATCCACAGTTCGAGCAATATATCAATGATATTTTAGATATGATTGCAGAGATCGAAGAAAAGCTGAAAACAGAGTGATTAACAAGGCCCCTCTTAGGAGGGGCACAAAAAAAATATATATGAGAGACTTATCAAAATTTCTACCGACCGAAGATATGCAGGCTGATTTTGAAAAGTTCAAGAGCATGTCTCCCGAGGAGCGTGTAGCATTTCAAGAAGAGCGAGCCTGTAGGATGGACTCTATGTCTGAGGATGAACGTAAAGCTTTCGCTGATTCTACTCGTGAGGGATTACGTGCGATTAAGGACGAATTGCAAGATGTAAAACTCGCTTTGGAATTAGGTGATGTCGCAAATGCGATCTCTTTGAGTTATATAGCGAAGGCTTATTTTGGAAAAAGTAAGAATTGGCTTTATCAACGTTTAAATGGGAATAAGGTTAATGGTAAACCCGCTCAATTTACGGAAGAGGAGCGTAAGCGTTTTGCTGAAGCTCTACTAGATTTGAGTAAGAGAATAAATGAAACTGCGCTTAAGTTTGCTTAAGCTCGGGTTGTTTGACAACAATTTTAGCCCTGCTTTATCTTAAAGTGGGGCTTTTTTGTTTTTGTCCTAAAAAAACTCCATATTTACACCGATAATTCATAATTAAACATAATAAAGGTCTAGTTGTTATTTTGTACTAATATTATTAAAATAAATTAAAATACACGGTTATGATAAAACTCTTTTTAGATACTAATTGCTTATGTACAGATCCTTTTTGGAAAAACTGGCATAGTTCTATTATTTTGAGATTGGCGGAGGAGCAAAAAATAAGGCTTTTTCTTTCTGACATTGTATTACAAGAATTAAGAATCCAATATCAAAAAAAATTAAGATTAGCAACCAAAGAGCTAGGTAATCTTTTGAAGACGTATAATCAATTTTTGCCAACAAAAAAAACTATTGATATAAAATTGGGGGACACTGATGAAGAAAATTTATTGGCAGACTTCGATAAGTTTTATGAAGAGTTGAAAAATAGAGGGGTAATTAATGTTTTGCCAACTCAATATCTAGATGGTGAGTTTTATAATATATTAGATCGTGCAATAGCTAAAAAGAAGCCTTTTAAAGGGACAGATGGAGAATCTGATGCAGGTTTTAAAGATGCTGCTATTTGGTTTACATATGTAAAATTTATTCAGAGAGATATGGTTCCCAATAAAGGACGACATGAAGGTGTAAATTACGTTTTTTGTACAAATAATAAAAAAGATTTTTGTGATAAGGAGGGCAATCTTCATCCTGACTTGAAGAATGACTGTGATTATGTTGTCTTAATCAACTCCCTTGATTCTCTATTTGATAATGATTATGCAGTATTGAATAAAGTTGCTCTGGAATTTAAAGAAAAGATAGATGGACTGCATATAGATGATAAATATGTTATCGATTTTTGTAAGTGTGATCATAGTGAATTTTTGAAAGATCTGATAAGACTAAATTTCAGAAAAATAGATCCTGCTGATTGGAATTTATGTGTTTATAAAGGTGGATTATTGGACGTGTCTGCTATATCAATACAAGAATGTTCTAAGCCAAGAATTAATCTTTTTGAAGAGAGTGCGTATGTATCAGGATTTCTAAATATAAATGTTGTGGCGGAGGTGTATGGGTATTTTGAAAATGAGTTACATGCTCCAGAATTACAATATGTGGGGATAGAAGAGTTTATTTGCAATGTGAAAATAGACTTTAAGATCAATAAAAGTCTTGAAAAACAGGATTTTGAGGCTGAACTTAAGCCTGCTATAAGAAGATGCTCTTGCTAAAAAGTATTAGTATCTATTTATTGGACATATGTTTGTTTATTACGTAAGTAGAATTTTAATGTTGTTGAAAATGAAATACTTAATGTTCTTTTTGTTAATGCTATTATTCTTGACTTCATGTCAAAAGTCAAATGAAGATATAGCAAAAGAATTAATAAAGCAGTCTTTGAAGGAAAATTTGGATGACTGGAATAGTTATGAATCAGTTTCTTATGGAGCGTTAGATTCTGTTTTTTCACTTATGGAAACGGATTCAACGATCAATGATGTAGAGCAAGTATTAAAACGATTAGAACGCTCCTTCGGGATCTCTTCTTCTATGTTATCTATGTGGAAAGAGGATACAGTAAGATATGCCCAAGCTTATAATGAAGAATTTTTAAAATGGTCTTCATTAAATGACAGTGTATCTTATTATAAAACGTTGGTGGAAAATTTGAAGTCAAATTATCAGCCGAGGTTTGAGGGATTTGTTATGATGCATAAGTTTCGTGCTAATAATGAAAATGGAGTAAAACAAATTTTTGGAATGAATTTCTACATTGATTCAACTTTAAATAAAGTTGTTGATGTTAATGAAAAATGAAATGGTTCCGCATTGTAGATCCAAAAACTTTCACCATATTTGCAATGTCAAAAGTCATCAATGTTTGTCATTGTCGCCGGGCAGCGGTTAATTGCTCAACGAAATACGTCGAGCTTTTTTATGCTCGAAATTTACCATTTTCGTGAAGTTACGAAAATGATACATACGATATAGGCGGTTGCCTTTCCCTATTACTTTTTCTGCTCCGGCAGTGACTGTGATGACTTTTGACGAAGCGGGAAATGGCAGCCGTTCTTGTTTCTGCCTAAAAGTCAAAAGTCATCACTGTATGAAAACAACTTCATTAACCGTATCCGTTACCGGTAGCCGGCGGCGAATACAAGTATCGAATCCTTTCACTTGGGCGAAAGTCCACGCCCTAGCGTTAAATCTCCGGAACTGTCTCCCGGAAGAGTGGCAGGATCTTTTACCAGTAACATGCGTGAAAGATCTAAAAATCACCCTATCTTTATTGGCGTGTATTGGTGCCCTGTTGCTGCCTTATTTTGTATGTTTGCCGATTCTTGCGACACTTGCGTATTTCAGTTATTCATGGCACACGCCAAAAAGTAAGGAAGGAGGTCGGAAATGACCATAGAGAATGTATGTGTTTCGAAAGCCATGCTCGATAAAATAAGGTATTGGCAAGAAGATGAAAATATTGGACTTCTAGAAGACATCAAGACTATTGATGATGCCATTACTTTTATCGCTTGCGAACACGATGATCCCGGCATGCTTAGTGAGAAGGAGTCGCTCTCCCTTATAGCCGCTTTGAGTTTTGTCAAGAAAAGATTACGTACATTTACTGGAAAGGAAAATCAACAATGAGTACCAAGAAAACAGATTTAAACCCCTACGTCCACGCTATTCGTGAGCGGTTCGAACCTACCGAAAATGAGAGTAAAGCTACTCATAAGTTATCAACGAAGGAGGTGGCTGACGCTATTAATGAGTTAAACCCAGGTTGCAACGCTACAACTCAAGATGTATACGATGCGCTCTTTGAGGCGGGTTTCGTATTTCGGGCTCCTCGAGGAACATTGGGACTTAACTTCAAATGGTTAATGATTGAGAAGTAATATATTAAGGGTACGTCCTTTTAAGAAATAGAGCGTACCCTTTGTTTTGTAACCAAAACGATCCTCATGGTTACAGACGAACTTATAAAAACTGAATTTATTCATACGATCGTATCTCGGGATATCAACCGAATATATGATGTACAGGCGGAAGTGATACGATCTAATTTTCCACAAGGAACTGGTCGCTTGGCTAATTTCCTAAGTCAACATCCTATAACTTTCTCCGGAGAAGGTTTAAAACAGACTTACCACATGCGAATATTCTCATATCTTCGATTCCTTGATATACGCTATCGTAAACAGGATATGTTCTTCCGGAGAAAATTAGCCCTATATAATCGAGTGATATGGGGCGTTCTTTATAATGAGACCTTACAGGATATCCGTTATGGCCTTACCGATAATATCCGACAATTAATGAGGGATGATCTTGAGCAATTTGGGGGTATTTCTTCTCCTGAACTTCGTGATAGTTGGACGAAACACCTTCTATAGTGTCCTTTAAGGCCGATAGTCATACTTTTATTTTCGTCTAAAAATAGAAGGTATGGCAAAAAAACTTTCAGAAGATGAGTTGAAATGGATTCTTTCAGTTGATGCGACAGAGGCACAACAGGGTATCCGTTCGCTCAAAAAAGATAACGATAAGCTTAAGGCTTCAAATAAGGAATTGAAGAACCGGATGATCGATCTGATCGCTACAGGGAAAAAGGAGTCGGAAGAATATAAGAACCTCTCGAAAGAAGTTTCTAATAATAATGATCAGATTGATCGGAATAAAGAAAAGATGAAGGCCCTTGAGGGTACGTTAGGACTTACGGCCTTGACAATGGGACAACTCCGAAAACAAGCGAAAGACTTACAACGGCAATTGGATAATACGTCTGAGTCTCTACATCCAGAGGATTACAAAAGACTGGAGAAAAATCTGACAGACGTGAGATCCCGCATGGCTGAACTTAAAACGAATGGCCAAAAGACGGGAGACGCTTTATCTTCCTCCTTTTCGAAAGTAACTACGGTTGTAAAGGGTTTCCTTGCTCTAAAAATAGTGGGTTATGCGAAGGATCTTGTGACAAACGCTTTAAATGTCCGGAAAGAATTTGCGAAATATGAGGCGGTACTTCGAAATACATTTCAAAGCCAAGAGAAAGCGGTTACATCAATGTCTATGTTGAAACAACTTGCGAAAGAAACACCTTATTCCCTGCAGGAGGTTACGGAGGCCTATATTAAAATGGTTAATCGTGGTATAACGCCTACTCACGATGAGATTATAAAATTAGGTGACTTGGCCAGTTCCCAAGGTAAATCGCTGGATCAACTTATAGAGGCGTTGTTGGATGCCCAAACGGGAGAATTCGAACGCTTGAAGGAGTTTGGAATCAAAGCGAACAAAGAGAATGATAAGGTTAAGTTCGGATTTAAGGGCATCACTACTGAGGTTCAGTTTACCGAGAAAGCTATTTCTGATTATCTATACTCTTTGGGGGATCTTCAAGGGGTTCAAGGAGGGATGGCCGTGCAAATGGATGAGCTGGAAGGACGATACGCTAACTTTGGAGACTCGGTGGATGCCCTTTTCAATACTATAGGGCAAAGGATTGAACCTGTAGCTAAAAAGACATTATCTTGGTTAGGTAAGATCGTAGATGGACTTCGGGTCGCTTTGAGTAGTATTGACCAGTTGAATCAGGATAAGTATAATGAGGCTGCGCAGAATGCTTATAAGGATACTCAGGAACAAGTGGATGTCATGGTAAATAGCCTAGTCCGGCAAGGTATGGAAAAGAAGAAAGCTATTGAGAGTACTGTCGATTTCCTTCGTAAGCAATCTGCTGCGGATCTGGCTAAAGCGGAAGAGCAGCAAGCAATCATTGAGACTAAACTGTTGAACAGTATTTGGCCGGCGGCCCAAAAGAAACTACAAAAATCTTTGGAAAAAAAGAAAGCCGAAATACAAAGATACAAATCGGAATTAACAGCTCTTGATGATAAAGTTAAATCTATGACACCTGAAAAACATAAAGTCTCCGAGTCTGGACTTAAGAAACAAAATTCTACGTTTAAATCAGCGATGGATTTAAAACTGCAGCAAATGGATAATGCCCATTCACAAGAACTGCTTAAATTGAAACAGAATAAGACTGAAAATCAGCAAACAGAAGAATTCTATAATTTGGAGGTACTACATTCGGATGCGGTTTATTATGAAAAGAGGATAAAAGCATTGGAGAGCTTTCGAAAAAAGACATCAGATCCTAAAACTCTATCCTCTATTGATAAGCAATTGAATGACGCTCGCAATGTTCAACTTGATATCACTCAAAAACGGGAGGCTGAGATATTGAAGGTATTAAAAGACAACCGTGATAAACAACTGAAAATAGAAGATGAATCCTATAAGACACAAACTGTTGTATTTGAGAAATCTTTAGCGGATAAAAAGATTACACAGCAACAATATGAGATGCTGGTACTCTCTGCGGATTCAGCGCATGCGGAAGCCCGGCTCAAAATAAATAAGCAATATCAATCAGATGCCACTTCATTGGAGCTTTCCTCTGGCTCTTTGAAAGCCGAGGCCATAAAGGAAGCGAACGATGCTGTCTTATCTGCGGATCTCGAGGCGGCGAAGGCTAGATCTTCTCAACAAAAAAAGCTTCAGGATCTTGTTAAAGATTTTAAGTCTGAATTTAAACTGACAACTGTCGGCGAAGAGACAGAATTGCAGATGAAGGTTCTGGAGGATGCTTATAAAGCGAGGAAAGAAATGGCCGAAAAGGAGCAAATGAGTACCTTGGAGTTGGATACGGCCTATGAGAAAGCCAAGACAAATATATTACAGCAAGAGGAGGATAAACGTAATCAGATTCGTTCTCAGTATGGCTTGCTATCTATGCGAGATGAATATGATCTGGAAATGGCGCAACTCAAGAAGCAACATGATGAGGGATTAATCTCAGAAGAGGAGTATCAGAAGGCTAAAAACCAGATAAAAGTCAAATACCTAAAAAATAGCTTCGATTATTATGCCAATATGTTCTCTGGGGCCATTAATGCCTTGCAAGAAGCGGAAATTGCTAATATTGACGCTAAATACGATGCTGAGATCCAAAGGGCAGGAGACAATACTGAAGAAGTTGCCAGACTGGAGAAAGAAAAAGAAGCAAAGAAACTGGAAGTCCAGAAAAAATATGCGGGTGTACAGTTTGCTATTAAGGTATCTGAGATTATAGCAAATACGGCAGTTGCTATTATGCAGGCCTTTGCCCAAATGGGACCTGTGGCGGGAGCGATTGCGGCGGCTATGTTGACTGCGACTGGTGCGGCTCAGATCGCAACAGCTAACGCCGAGCGTAAGAAAGTGATGAATATGACAGTTGATAGTACAGATGGTGGATCTGGTGGAGGCTCAGGGGCTCGGGTAGTGACTGGGAAGCAATCTGGTGGCTACATGGATGTCGTACGCTCTCAAGATGGGAAAGAGTTTAGGGCTTCTGTTGATCCTGATAAGCGAGGATTTATTGATCAGCCTACGGTTATTGTCGGTGAAGGTCCTATTGGTCATAATAAGGAATGGGTCGCTAGCAATGATGCGTTGGAGAATCCCACAGTAAGACCTTTTATCAATGTACTTAATGAGGCTCAAGAAAAAGGAGAAATCCGTACTGTAGACATGAATCAGATGATGCGCAAACGTTTGGCTGGATTCGAGTCTGGAGGTTCTATCGTAAAAACAAAGGATAGTAGTGGTAACCAGTTATTTACTGATTTGAAAACTAACGTTCAAGAAGAGAATATTGATCCTCGTTTATTACGGGCGATTCTTCAAAAACTGAAGGATGGAATTCGATGCTATGTCGTATACAGCGATATCGAGGCCGCCCAGAAGACATTGGACAAATCCAAAAAGATAGGAGGTAAATAAGATGGATATCATTCACGAATCCGGCAAGGTTTACGACCTTGGAGACATCCAATTGACCTTATCCCGGATGAACCCGTTCTTTAACGATTACGGAGAGCAGAGCTTACCGGTAACACTCCCTCCCACGGACAGGAATAGGGAACTACTCATCTATCCGGATAACATGGCCGGGATCAGCAAGGCCTCGCAGCGGATCAACGCCATGATCCAGCACGGGGTATTCTCCATCCCCTGCCGTCAAGCCATCCTGTCAGCGAACCGGAAAACCGGGATCGAGACCAGCTTCTACCTCAATACCGGAGCGTTCTACGAAAAGATCAAGGATGTACCGTTATCCACGGTCTTTGAGGACAAAGTTATCAAATTCGCGTCTGTCAGCGAGGCGATATCCTTCTGCCGGAACCTGTTCATTACACATGACGACCGATTCGCCTTGTTCCCGACCATCCTAGAGTCCGGTTCTTTAAACGCCACCGGTGATCCGGGACCGGACGGATATCCCCGTCTTTACAACGACGTGGAGCGGACGGAGGTAGTCGATGAGAAAACGATCCGGTTGGCTCCGGGATTCTACATATCCCCCTTCATCCGTGGATTGCATCTATTGGAGGAGATATTCGCCTATCTTGGCTACACCTTGGAGGATTCCTTCTTTTCCCGCACCACCCCATTCAAGGACATGGTCTTTCTGAACAACACGATCGATACGATCGTAAGGGGTGAGATCCGATACTCCCAGATCGTCCCGGACTGCATGATCAAGACGATACTGGACGTATACCGGTATAAATTCTGCTGCGAGTTCATCCCGGACGAGACCCGCAAGACCATCCGTATCGTGCTATTCGATGAGAACCTGAACGAGACACCCTCCTGCGACCTCACGGATTGCGTAGCCGGTAAATACACAGTCAACCATCCCTCGAGCTTCAAGCAGTTAAAGCTTACCTGTGACCGGCTCACGCCGCCGGAAGAGAAACAGGAGAGCGAGCGCCCGATGCCAACGACGGGAAGAGCCACGGGGAACGAGAACGAGGAGTTCAGTACCTTGGTAGACCTATTAAAGAAATACCCGGACGTGGAGTATAACCAGATATCGGGTGAGTTTGTCCGGAGAGGTTACAAGGGGATCACGCCGGTCACGCAACGGATCGGTCTGGTCACGATGGATTATTACGCCGGCGGGACACTGGAGACGGAGAGCAAGGAATCCCCGGACGTGCTACCGGCGATGGTCTATACACCTGCTTTTGGCAGCGGAGGAGCCGGGGCCATCCCGCATCTCGGGATTTATATAGGGACCGGAAGATCGTTGAACTCCTCCATCATCATGGATTCCGTGAATGACTCCACGTCTGAGGTAGCGGGCGAGGCGGAGGATAACGAGGAGTTGAAACCCATGCCGGCGTTCGTATTCCATGCCGGGAAACTGGACTACGGGACGATCCTCAATCATGACGCCGAGGGAAACAAGCTCTGGAACTATACGCTCGCCTACCACGGCCCGGACGGGCTTTTCGAACGGTTCTGGCGAAATTACGATTCCCTGCTCCGGAACTCTCTGCTCGAGATAAAAGCGAGCATGCTTCTCAGTGACATCCAAAAGGTATCGCTCTCCGAGTACAGGAAGGTGACGATCGAGGGACAGGAGCTGCTTCCCTCCGCCATACAATATAGCCCGGGTTCCCGGGAACCC